TTCGAGCCGCACCGCTACAAGGTTTTCTACGGTGGCCGCGGTGGCGGGAAGTCCCGGGCCTTCGCTCGGGCGCTGCTGCTGACCGGTGTGCAGCGGCCCGTGCGTGTGCTGTGTGCCCGCGAGGTGCAGAACTCCATCCGGGATTCGGTCAAGCGCCTGCTGGATGACGAGATAGAGCGGCTTGGCCTGGGCGGTTTCTACACGTCCACGGATGCGGAGATCAGGGGCCGGAACGGCTCTCTGTTCATTTTCGCCGGCCTGCGCATGTCGCCTGAGCGCATCAAGTCCTTCGAGGCCCTGACACATTGCTGGATCGAGGAGGCGGAGACGGTCTCCGAGCGCAGCCTTGACCTGCTCATCCCCACCATGCGCGCGGAAGGCTCGGAGATCTGGATGTCGTTCAACCCGGCGCGGGTGAACAGCCCCGTGTGGCAGCGCTTCGTGGTCAAAGCCGCTCCCCCTGACAGCCTGGTGCGGAAAGTGGGCTGGCGGGACAACCCGTGGTTCCCGGACGAGCTGCGCCGGGAGATGGAACACTGCAAGGCCACGGATCCCGACAAGTATGACCACATCTGGGAAGGCAATCCCGTGCTGGTGGCGGCCGGGTCGTACTATGGGCGGCTGCTGCAGCAGGCCGAGGAGGCCGGGCGCATCGGCACCGTGCCGGTGGAGCCGAACCTGCTGGTCAATACGGCGTGGGACCTGGGCATGTCGGATTCCACGGCCATCTGGTTTTTCCAGTTCCTGCCGGTGGGCCGGTTCGGGGAATGGCGTTTCATCGACTACTACGAGGCCTCCGGTGAGGGGCTGGCACATTACGCTGAGGTACTGGCCAGGAAGGGCTACCGCTACGGCGTCCACGTCGGCCCGCATGATCTTGCCGTGCGGGAGCTGGGAACGGGGAAGAGCCGCATCGAGACGGCGCGCGGGCTGGGTCTGAATTTTATCACCGCGCCGCAGCTCCCGGTGGCTGACGGCATCGAGGGCGTGCGGCAGGTGCTGGGCGCTGCCTGGTTTGATCGGGAGAGATGCGGGCAGGGACTGCAATCGCTCTGGGCTTACCAGCGGGAATGGGACGACGTGCATGGCTGTTTCAAGCCGCATCCGTTGCATGACTGGACGAGCCACGGCGCCGACGCCATGCGCTACGCTGCCGTGGGCTTCCGCAGGCCAGATACGGGCTTCAAGCCGTTGAAACGCAACAATCTGAGGGTCTGCTGATGGCCAAAAAAGACGTGAAAGAGCAGCTGCGCGGCATCATCCAGCGGGAGCTGGACGCGTGCATGGGGAAGGATGGCGACCAGCTTTCCTCCTCCCGTGAACGGCTGAAGATGCAGTACTTGGGCTACGGCTATGACGTGGACGACGACCGCAGGAAGCGCAGCCTGTCCACCTATGTGGACCGCACTGTCATGGAGACGGTGGAGTGGGCCAAGCCGGGGCTGATGCGGGTCTTCTGCAGCTCTGACGATATCATCCGGTTCGACCCGAAGTCGCCGGAGCAGGAGCAGGCCGCCGATGACGCCACGCTGTACGTCAATCAGGTGGTGTTCGGGCGCAATATTTTCCGCATCGTGCATGATGTGCTGGCCGATGGCCTCTATCAGCGCGTGGGCTGGTGTCTGGCCCACTGCCCGGAGGAGCGGGAGCAGCGCGTGCTCCAGTACACGGGCCTTGCCGAACAGGAGGCCGTGGCCCTGCTGTCTGATCCGTCCATCGACCTGGAGAAGGACACGGTGGACGTGCAGCGCTACGAGACGCCGCAGGGAATGCTCTACGACCTGGACATCCATCAGGAAGTCATCACGCGGGATATCCGCATAGAGCCCGTGCCGTCGGAGCATGTGGTCATCTCCAGCGATGCGGCCGACGTGGAGAGCGCCCGCTTCGTGGCCTGGTGGCAGGTGCGGACGGCCTCCGACCTGCGGAAAGAGGGCTACAGCGCCGCGTTGATCGCGGAACTGCCCAGCATGGACGATGCCGACGAGATGCCGGAGACCGAGGTTGGCCGCGCCATCAACAGCGACAGCGACGAGGAGACGGGCGGCCACGGCGCCACGCGGCGCATCCGCGTCTGGGAAGGCTGGTTCGACGCCGACCTGAACGGCGACGGCATTTCCGAGAAGGTCAAGGCCATCTGGGTGGGCGACGGTGAGCGTTGCAAGATCCTCAAATACGAGGAATGGCCGCTGTATCGCGCGCCTCTGTTTGCCGCCTGCTCCGTGCCCATGCCGCACCAGGTCATCGGCCTGTGCGTGGCCGACCTCGTGGCCGATGTGCAGGATCTTCGCTCGGAGACCATGCGCCAGATGCTGGACAATCTGGCCCTGTCGAACCAGGGCGAGCTTGTGGTCAACGAGGGCATGAGCGGGGATGTGGAGTATGACAGCCTGCTGGCCCGTGGGGTAGGGGCCGTGCATCGCATCAAGGGCGACGCGACAATCACGCCGCTGCCGGTGATGACCAGCTCGGGCGATGCCCTGCAGGCCATGAGCCTGACCGACCAGATCACGGAACGGCGCACTGGCATTTCCAGCCGGACGCAATCGCTGCAGGCAGACACGCTGCAAAACACGGCCACGGGCGCCAACATCATGGAAGAAGCCATCAACCAGCGTCTGGAGCTTGTGGCCCGGGTGTATGCGGAATCATTCTTCAAGCCGCTTGGCCGGTATGTGCTGCACCTGCTGCACAAATACCATGACAAGGCCATACAGCTGCGCATCAAGGGAAAATTCATGGCGTTCGACCCGTCCACATGGGACCCGGACATGGACATTTCCGTGGCTGTGGGCCTGGGCACGGGCAACCGCACGCGCCTGCTGGCCGTCTATCAGCAGATCCTGAGCCTCCAGCAGCAGTTCGTCACGGCTTTCCAGAAAAACAGCCCCGTTCGCCTGAGCAACATCATCTATACCTGCCACAAGATGGCCGAAGCTGCCGGTCTTGAGGCGCCGGAGCGCTTTTTCGGCACGGAAGACGATGCCCGCAAGGCGGAAAAGGCCATCATGGAAGAAAAGCCGCAGCCGAGCCCGGAAGCGCAAAAGCTGGAGCTGGAGAAGCAGAAAGCGCAGGCCAAGATGGCCCTGGACAAGCAGAAGGCCCAGACGGAGGCGCAGCGCAAGGCGTGGGAAGCGCAGACGGACGCCGCGCTGGAAGAGATGAAGATCAAGGGACAGCTGGCGCTCAAGGTGCAGGAGATGGAGGGGGAAAAGCAGCTGGACGCCATGAAGATGGCGCTTGGACAGGCTGCTCCCGGTCTCACTGATCTGCGCGGGGCGCAGCTGTAGGAGGACCATGCTGACGGAGGACGAAAAGCGCACGGCGCATGAGGCGGCCCGCATCCTCACGAGCCCTCTGTTCCGGGAGGTGTTCGAGAAGCTGGACGCGCGCTACGTTGAGAACTGGCGCGGCGCGAAAACAGCGGAGGAGCGGGAGCGCTGCTGGCAGCGGCAGGCAGCGCTGGCGGATGTGCAGCGGGAGCTGCTGGGCATGGTCAATGATGCCAACTGCAAGGCAGGCGGCAAGGATGAAGGAATCAAATCCGCGCTTGAGCGCGCGAAAAGGAGTTTGTCATGGCGAAAGAAGTAGCGGCACCTGCGGCCCCGGCTGCGGCACCTGCGGCGTCCCCTGTGCAGGAAAGCGCGCCTGCTGTGACCTATGGTCCCGTGGAAAGCGTGGAGCACAGCGATTTTGACGGCGAGAAGCCCCTCTACGATCCCGATGATATCGCCGCGGCCCTCAGCGGTGAAGATGCTGGCGGTGATGAAGGGGAAGACATGCCGGAAGGTGACGGCGAATCTGCGGAAGAGGCTCCGGCTGCCGGTGATGAGGCCGGTGAAGCTGCCGGGGGAACGGAAGGCAACGCGGAAGAGCCTGCGGCCATCCCCATGCCCGAGGGCTGGGAAGAAAGCGTGTGGCAGGGTCTTCCTGAGGCGGCGAAACAGGCCGTACAGGCCCGAGAACAGGCCCATGCCGAGGCCATGGGGCAGAAAGCGCAGGAAGTGACGGCCATGCAGGCCCAGCGCGACCAGATGGCCATGCAGGCCAACGGCATCGTGCAGAATGCCCTGGCATCGCTGCAGGCCGTGGTCATGGCCGATTACCAGGGCATCAACTGGGAACAGCTGGCACAGGCCGACCCGGCTACCTACGTCAAACTGCAGCGCGGGTTCCAGGAGCGCATGGGTATGTATCAGCGCGTCCAGCAGCAGCTGGCGGCCGCGACGCAGCAGTACACCCAGCGACAGGCCGCCGAACAGCAGCAGCATATGCAGGGTGAGTTCGCGGCTGTGCTGCCCACCATCAAGGCGCTGTATGGCGCCGGTTATGAGAGCAAGGCCTTCGCTTCCGAGCTTGCCGGTTACATGCGTTCGCAGGGATGCCCGGAGAACGTGGTCAACGGGCTGACCCAGGGCTATGAGCTGACCCTTGTGACCAAGGCCATGCTCTACGACAAGATGCAGTCCTCCCGCGCAGTGGCGGCCAAAAAGGTCGCCGACGCGCCGAAGGTGCAGGCCCCCCGCGGGGCTGTGGTCCAGGGCAATGATCGTGCGGCCAAGGCCCGTGCGATCCTCAACAAGCACCCCAACAGCACGGACGCTCTCGCCGCTGTGCTGGAAACTCTCTAAGGAGGTATGGCTATGGCTACCATCTCCGGGCAGCTCAAGGACGCGTCCGTCAAGGGCAAGCCCCGCGACCTGATGAACATCATCTTCAACGTTGCCCCCACGGACACGCCCTTCATGACCATGTGCGGCAAATCAAGGGCCGTGCAGACCCTGCATGAGTGGCAGACGGACATGCTGGCCGACCCGAAGGAAAACAGCGCTCTGGAAGGTGATGAAGTGAAGGTATTCGTGGCCAGCGCGACCACGGAACTGAGCAACAAGACGCAGATCCTGAGCACAGCCATCAACGTCTCCGGCACGGCCCAGGCTATCGAGCAGGCGGGCGTGGACAAGCAGTACAACTACCAGATGGCCCTGCGCATGAAGGAACTGAAAAAGGACGTGGAGTTCGCCCTGCTCCAGAACAAGCTGGAACGCTCCGACAACGGCACCTCCGAAGGCCGGCTGATGCGCGGCCTGCCGACGTGGATGCAGACCAACTGGAGTGTGGGGGCGTCCACGGGGGCCGTGGCTGTGCCAGGCTCTACGCCCTGTGTGGCCGGTACGGAGCGCGTGCCTGACGAGGCCACGGTCAAGGAAGTGCTGACCAAGATCTACGAATCCGGCGGCGATCCTGACCGCATCATGATGGCCCCTGGCATCCGCGTGAAGATGTCCGAAGTGCTCAACGGCGGCGCCACCCGCATGGAAAACGTGGACAAGAAAAAGGCCACGGCCGTCATCGACGTGTACGTCTCCGACTTCGGCACCCTGAAGCTCATGCCCAACCGCGTGCAGGCCAAGGTGGACTACTCCAAAGCCTGCGCCTTCATTCTTGATCCGCAGTACTGGAAGGTCGCCTATCTGCGCGGCTTCCGGGAAGAGCGTCTGGCCCACACTGGTGACAACATGAAGGGCCATATCGTGGTGGAATGCACGCTGGAAGCCCGCAACGACGCGTCCAGCGGCATGATCGCCGACCTGGCCGTCACTGCCGGCTAGGGAAACGTGACGGGCGGCGGGGATGGCCCGTCGCCCATCTGGAGGAGGCAGGAATGGATCTGAGGCAGACTTTGCCCTGTGGCATGGTGCTGGAGGCCCGCGAGGATGGTATCATCGACCGCATCCACGATGGCGGGCTGTTGAGCCGCGAACAGGACGTGACGGAGATCCTCCGCATGAACCACTTCCAGCGGGGAGAGGACAGGCTGCAGGGGTTTCGTTTCGCGCCCACCTTCCGGCAGGTTGCCCGCATCCCGGTGGCTGCCGTGGATATCGCCGCCGCACAGGGGCTGGATATCCTCAATGACCCCGACGATATGCGGCGCTTCCTCAATGACCCGGAAAATGCGGCCTTCCGCACCACCATGGAGCGTGTCTGATGGCCCTGACGACCTACGACGGCCTGTGCGCGGCCGTGGCTGACTACCTGGGCCGCGATGACCTGACGGAGCGCATCCCTACCTTCGTTGAGCTGGCCGAACGACGCATGAACCGGGAGCTGCGGCTGCGCTGCATGGAGGCCAGGGCCGAAACGGATGTGCTGGCCGGCCAGAACGCCGTGCCCCTGCCGTGGCGCCGGGAGGCCGGGAACTGGGATGTCTTTATGGAGATGCGCGACCTGACGTGGCAGGATGCCGACGGGCGCAGTGTCAATCTGACCTACACGCCGCCGGACAGATACGGGCTGGCCATGCCGGACGGAAAGCCCGACCAGTACACCATCATTGGCCGGGATCTGTTCCTTCTGCCTGCCGGTGACGGCCCTGGCCGCCTGATCCTGACCTACTATGGAGAGATTCCGCCCCTGGGGCCGAAACAGCTGGACAATGTGGTGCTGCTGACGGCGCCTGACCTCTACCTCTACGCCACGCTGGTGGAGAGCGGCCCGTTCACGCGCGGCAGTGCTCCGGTGGAAATGTGGACGCAGTATTACAGCGCGGCCCGGCAGAAGATCGAGGCCAACGAACGGCGGGCGCGCTTCACGGCAAACCTGGCCATGCGGCCGATGAGGAACATCTGATGAGCCTGACGAATCACGGTGAAGACAAGCTGCTGACGTTATTCAAGGACGCTGGCCCGTACTACTTCGGCCTGTTCACTGTGGCCCCCGGCGAGACGGGCGGCGGTACGGAAGTCAGCGGCGGGGCCTATGCCCGCCAGCAGGTGACGTTCGACAATCCCAGTTCCGGCACCATGAAAAACAGCGCTGCCATCGAATTTCCCACGGCCACGGGGAACTGGGGCACGGCCGTTGCCTGGGGGCTGTTCGATGCCGCCGCGTCCGGGAACCTTGTCTGGTACGGCGATATCACAACGCCCAAGGAACTGCTGGCCGGGGATATCTACCGCATCAACACCGGCAATCTGACACTGACCATGGACTAAGCCATGCCGGGCGCGTTCTCTCCCATCTTCCCGCCGCCGCAGAGCATCGACAGCCTTGATTTCTGGGGCAGTCTGGATGGTCTGCCGTTCTCCCTGGATTCGTCCTTGTGGACGACGGCGGGCCTGTACGGGCTGACGGTATCCGACGCCGTGACCATCGGTTATCAGGCTGATGGGCAGAGGACGCGAACGTCTGTGCTGGCTGGACTGTCTGTTGCGGATGGGCAGGCCGCAGGGCAAGCCGTTCTGGAGCTTCGGGGAGAAGATGCTGCTTCTGGTGGCGGTGAGGCCGCAGCCAGCATCGCAGTATGGATCCTGCTGGATGCCGTGTCATCGACGGCAGGAGAAAGCCTCACGCTGGAGAGGGTGCGTCCGTTATTGGTCGATGCGTCTGTCTCCAGCCATGCCGGGGCGGACTTCCAGCGTATCCGATCCGACGCGCATGCTTCTCGTTCTGAAGTGGTGGCGACGCTTGTTGCTGTTCGTGTCAGGCCGGGGAGCGGAACGGATGTTGCTCAGGCTGCCCAGGAAGGCGGTTTCGAGCGTATCAGGCTGCATTCTGGCGTGGGAGAAGGACACGCGGAAGCTGCCGTCATCGGTGGCGTCACAGTGTCCATCCCCCTGGATGTTTCGGCCGGAATGACCTTCCAGGCCATGGCAGAGGCTGTGCGCATCCGCACTGATGCCGTCGCCTTGCCGGGAGCATCCAGGGAATGGATGCTTGGCGGAAGATTGCGCAGCGATGTGCTGGAGAGGTCGGCACAGACGGCTGGAGAGGCAGACGTCTGGCGTGTTCTCATGCTCTACGGTGGTGGAGATGTCCTTTCTGATGGTGATGTCCTGCCGGAGTACAAGGGCTGGGGCTGGAAACGTGATGCGCAGACGGAGCAGGGCTGGGAGCCTATCATTGAAGCCGGACAGCATTGGCACAGACTGCCGGGCGGCATGAAAGACTGGCGGGGGATCGTGGAATGGCAATAAAGCGTGAAGTCCTTGAGTTCGGCGCATGGGAACCTGATGCGCCCCTGCTTGCAGGACGTCAGGTCAGCGAAGCCCGCAATGTCATCCCTGGACGGCGTGGATATCGCTGCCTGCGCGGACTGGCCGCCATGCAGTACGAGGCGATCCCGGATCCGGTGCGTGCCGCGGTAACGTTGCGCAGTCTGGATGGCGGCCTCTTCACGTTCGCGGCCACGGAAGGCGGCATCTACTGCCTGGAGGCCGGGGAGTGGGTACAGAAGCTGACCGCCACGGTGAGCGGTTCCAGCAGGGCCTTCAGTGATTACGGCAACGCCATGTACGCGCTGTTCGGAACGACGCTGTACAAGGGCCTCCTTTCGGGGACGGCAGGTGAGTTCTCGGAGGTCGAGGGGGCACCAAATGCCGCCATCATGGGCGTCATCCGTGACTTTCTCGTGCTGGGACGCCTGTCGGAACATGCCAACGGCATCCGCTGGTCTGCGCTGGACAACCCGGATGCGTGGCCGGAGCCGGGCAGCAACGACGCGCAATACCAGCAGTCGGACATACAGATTTTCCCTGTAGGTGGACAGGTGCAGTCCATCGTGGGCGGCATGGGCGGCGTTGACGGCCTGATCTTTCTTGAGCGCGGTATCCAGCGTGCCACCTATGTGGGCCCACCGTACATCTTCCAGTTCACGCCGGTGGACAGGGCCAGCGGATGCGCGGCCCCGGCGTCTCCGGTCATCTGCGGCAACCTCTGCGTCTATCTTTCCGAGAACGGCTGGCGCATGACAGACGGGGCCAGTGTGAAGAGCGTGGGCATCGAGCGTATCGACGAGTGGTTTCTGTCTCAGGTGGACGCCAGCCGCATGTCCGAAGTGCGCGGTGTGCATGATGCGGATGGCCGTGTGGCCGTGTGGAGCTTCCCCAGCGCCGTGGCACCGGAAGGCATCCACGACAGGCTGCTGATCTACAACTACGCCGTGGACAAGTGGTCTTACGGCATGGTGCAGACAGAGACCCTTTTCCAGGACTTCGCTCGCGGCCTGACGCTGGAGGAACTGGACGCCTTCGGTGATCTTGACCACCTGCCGTTCTCGTCTCTGGATGACGCGGTGTTGAGGAACGGCCGGCAGGGTATCAGCGCATTCGACAGCCAGCACAGGCTGGCCCGTTTCAGCGGAGAGGCGCTGGAGGCCGTCATGGACACGGCGGAGACAGGCGGGCAACGCATGATGATCCACGGCCTGCGTCCCCTGGTGGACAGGGGGGACGCGCAGGCGCTGCCCATCTGGCGTGTGCGGCAACAGGATGCGCCGCGTTATGGGACATACACGAAGCAGAGCCGGGACGGCGTGTGTTACCAGCATCTCTCGGCCAGCTATGCCGCCGGGCGCGTGCTGGTGCCTGCCGGAGCGACATGGCGTGATGCTGTGGGGGTTGAGATGCTGACCGAGATCGAAGGGGGGCTGTGATGCCGAAGATACCGGAAAAATTCATGGGGCTTCTGGGGAAGTTCGCGGACAGTCTCGACTACAACGATTTGCCGCAGGATTGGGCGAACAACAAGCAAATCGTGGCGGCTGCCGAAGAGTTGTATCGCGACATGGGTACGGAAAGCCCGTTTTTTAAGGCGTGGTTCGGCAACAGCAAAGTTGTCGATGAGGCTGGCAGGCCTGCCCATGTGTATCACGGCACGAATGCGTATGAGCTGAAAAAATTCAAACCCGGAAAGACCGGCTATCTCGGCGGGGGAATATATACGACGCCATCCAGGGAAATGGCGGAAAGATATACGGATTACGGGACCGTGCATGATCTTTATGAGAAGATGGAAAGGCCTTTCATCATCGACACAGTGGATGCCACTGAGCGTGTCCTGGATGAATTGTACGGCACCAAGGCAGGTCGTGAACTGGCGAAGCGTGAGGCGAAGTCTGGGGGTGGCTCGTTTTTGTTGACGAAAAACGACGCCAAGAAATTGCAGGGAATGGGATACGACGGAATCTTCTGGGATGCGCCGTCAGGCCGCGAATATGCGACGCTCGATCCTACGGCTGTAAAGGCCACCTCCAACCGTGGCACCTTCAATCCTGCCGATCCGAATATCTACCGTTCCGCAGGGCCCCTTGCCGTGGGGGCAGGGGCTGGAGCTGCCGTGCTTGGGGCAGGAGACGCGCAGGCGTCTGCGCCGTACAGCGTCCCCTCTGATATCCAGGCGCAGTGGAACTCCTTCCGGCAAAGCGGAAAGCTGCCGGAAAAGCCGTTGGAAGCCCCGGTCTG